GGCGCGGGTCACCTTGCACCGCGCCCAATTGGCACTCGCCAAAGCCCAACCCCCGGAAGCTCTGGATAGATTGGGGGGGAAGTAAATGATTGTTCCTACGTCACAATTCACTGACGCCAGCGGTGACGACGGGTCCCTACCCGTCTTTCTTCAGGCAGCGCCCCTGGTGCGCAAGGTGCGCCGTTACCTCTGCCCGTTCTGCCTCAAGAGCCGCGCGAAGGAAGCGCCCATTCGTCGGCACATGGCGTGGTGCATTTACAACCCCGCCGCCAAGTCCTGCCTGACGTGCCTCTACTACTGCCCGGCGGAACGGGAGGAATACGACTACTTGGCGATGGCGCTTGTCCATCCCGGAAGCCGCGAGCGCTGCGGCGAAGGCATCCAATGGCCGCATGACCAGCCGAAACCGCGCCAGTGCCCGAAGTGGGAATTTTCCGAAGAAAGCCGGGGCAGGGGCCCTGGCGTCACCTCAGACGGCGATGAAGCGCCTGGGAGGAACCAATGAATAACCCCCCCAATGAAGTCATAGAGGTGCTGGAAAGGGAGCCTCCCTACTACGCGAAAGGGCTAGAGGTTCGGAAAGCTTCGGTGGCCACCCGCCACGGCGCTACCACGTCCTACAGCCTCGACTTCCCCGTCTGCACCGCCAGCGAATACGTCGGCGAAGAAGGCGCTCAATCCATCGCTGCGCTGCTCGTGCTTGGCGAGAAGTACCAGGCCGAAGCCGCCTCCCGTCTTTCTGAAAGGGGGGAGTAGATGACCCCCGCCCTTCGCCTCGCCATCATAGCCGCTCGCAAGGCTGCAACCCTGGCCTTCACCGCAGACCTGGACCTAGGAGCTGCTGAGCGTCACGGATCGCTAGACGAAATCCAGACCGCAGCCGCAGCCCTTCGCAAGCTCGCCGCTGATCTGGAGGAAGCCTCCAACAACGTCGCCAACCTCGCCTTTGCGGATGCGTGCGCTGCCTATGACGCGGCGCTCGATCTGAAGGTGGTTCCTTTTCGGAGAGCCCAATGACCGAACACGATATTTGGATCATCAGCATCGCCGGATACGGCTCGTTCGTGTTCCGCGGTGACGAAGACGACTGCGAACACATGCGCCAAGGGAAGGCGTCCTGGGAGGGGTCTACCGGCTCGAAGTGGCTGGCCGCTGACGGCTTGGCCGACCCTAAGCGCGCCGACAAAACAGCCCAGGCCCTGCTGTCCGCAGTCCGCTACCCGAACAGCGTCGCCAACCAGACAAACTACGGCCCTTCACCCAAGAAAGCGGCCGGAGCGGCGGTAGCATGACCGAACCCGTAGCCCTCTACGCAGACCTTCCCTCAGACGCCCGCGAGACCTTCGCCATCCTTGAGCACAAGGTCCGCTCCGTCGCCCTGACGTTCCGGGGTTCCTACGCGACCTCGGCCAAGCGTGACGAGGCGATCCGCGACCTTGCCCTGATCGAACAGCAGGCGAGAGCCCTAAGGCTCCGGCTCAAGGGCGTCGCACGGCAAGAACGAGGAGCAGCGTGATGCCCAACATCGCCCTTTCCGTTGAAGACAGCATCGCCGTTCACCAGGCGGTCAAGAAGGTCAAGGCCATCGCTGAAGCCATCGAACCGGCGACCGACACAGACACCCTTCGCCGCCAGATCACAGACGTGCGCGACGCCATCATTTCAGCCGGCGAGACAATCCGTAGGGCTGAGGACAACACCCGCTATCGCATCGCTGAGAGGCTTTGATGGACGACCTTTTCGACAAGCTTTCCATGACCTTTCCCCCGGAAGCGATTTCTTGGCGCGTGGGCAGCTCCAATATCAACAAACAGACCGGCAAGCCCCCCGAGGGGAAAGACCCTCAGGGCCTCGCGCTAGCCTATCTGGACGCCCGCGACGTGATGGACCGGCTGGACCAAGTTTGCGGGCCTGCGGGCTGGCAGTGCCGGTATTCCCACGCCAACGGCAAGACTGTCTGTGACCTGGGGATCAAGTGCGGCGAGGAATGGGTCTGGAAGGCTGACGGCGCGGGTGACACCGACGTTGAGGCCGAAAAGGGCGCCCTGTCCGATGCTTTCAAGCGCGCCGCCGTCCGCTGGGGGATCGGTCGGTATCTCTATGGGCTCCAATCGCCTTGGGTTGATTTGGAGCCTGCGGGCCGGTCCTGGAAGATCAAGAAACCCGAGTACCAGAAGCTCCGAAAAGCCCTGACAGACTACACCGGCGTGACCCGGAAGTCATCCGCAGAAGCCATACGGCACAAGGATTTCGAGTACTTCAAAGACAAGCTGGAAGCGGCCGACGACCTCGAAACGCTGGGCGCCATCGGGCGGGAGATCAAGCAAACCCTGCCGAGCCTTCCGGCCGCTTTCCGCGACCCTCTGCAAGACGCCTACCTCGCCCGCCGCGAGGAGTTGCGCGAGGTTGACGCCGCGCTCGCTAACGACCTGCGTGGCGTCGTCCCAATGGACGGGAGCGCGTCTGTCTGATGTCCCGCGCGCTGTTGGTCCTGGCCGGAGACAAGGAACGCCGCAAGGCGCACGCCTGGATCGAACAGGCGCCCGTCAACACGCGGGTGGAACTCAAGCGGCCAAGGCGCACGCTGCCCCAGAACGACAGAATGTGGGCAATGCTAACCGACGTTGCCTCTCAGGTTGAATGGGACGGCAAGAAGCGCACGCCTGAGGTCTGGAAGGACCTGTTCACCGCATCCGTCCGGGCGGCCAAGGGCGGCCTGGAAGTCGTCCCCGGCCTCAACGGCGGGATCATGCTCATTGGCCTGCACACGTCGGACATGACGGTTGAGGAGATGGGCGAGCTACTCGACTGGATCGAAGCCTGGGGCGTCCAGAACGGCGTCCAATTCTCAAGGCAAGCCGCATGAAACCCGACGCCCACCGCTTCCTTCGCCAAGCCCTGAAAGCCTACGAACAACACAAAACCCCCGAGACGCGACGCGTTCTTGTCAGTGAGTGCGCCTCTTCTGAATACCCGTTCAGCACGGGAACCGAGTTCGGGGATTTGGTTCAGTGGGCTCGCGAGAGGTGCGGGCTGTGACCAAAATTACCATCGCCGAACCCGTCGAGAACACGCCTCGCAAGGGCTTCACGCCCCGCCAGCGGATCGAAACCTTGCTGGCTTGCAAGGGCCGCTGCGTGAAGTGCGCTGAGAAGGTTGGCGACGACTTCGAGATTGATCACCGCATCCCGCTTGCGCAAGGCGGTCTTCATGAACCGGGCAACTGGCAGATCGTCTGCAAGCCCTGCCATTTGGGCAAGTCTCGCGGCGACAACGCAGACACCCGCAAGGCCAAGCGTCGGATGCTCAAGCATACCGGGAACTGGCCGGCTCCGAAAGGCAATCATCGCCTCCAGCCACGCCCATTCCCGAAGACCAGTCGGAGTGAATGGCGATGACCGATCTTGTCAGCCAAGTTCTCCTGACGGCCATCGTCGTCGCGTTAGTTGTGAGCGGCGGCTCATACATTGCGATGTGCCGGGCGCTTCTGAATTTGGCGCATAGGGCGATCCACAAAGAAGAGCGCCCGACACGCTGGTTCACCGTCTTTGACGACTGGTTCGCCCCAGTCGCACTGGGGCTTTGCGGGCTCATCCTGATTTGGAGCCCCGCATGACCGCTACAACTACAGAAGACGCGAAGACTAGCAGAGTTGCCACTGCACCGCAGCCTAATAACAGTCAATTCTGAACAAGAAATCATTCATCCCATGACCCCAGAACCTATGAGCCTTAGAGAACAGGAAGAAGCGGTTGCGCGGATCATTGATCCTGAGGCGTGGGAAGAATTTTCGACATCACCCATTACGTCGTTGTCCAAAATACGCGCCGACTCCCTCTCCAAAGCCCGCCAGATCATCTCCCTAACCGACCGCATCCTTTCTATCCCACAGGTAAGCGGAGGGGAGCGCGGCCTTACCGGCAAAGACGCCTTCATGGCCGATATCACCACCTCACAACACCCTCAAGCCGGGGGAGAGCGCCTAACCGGAGGAGGAGAGCTGAGGGAGGCTATGCAGGAAGCCTGCGATCTGCTGGCCGAACGCAAGCACGGGAGCCAGGCAAGGTCGTCGGGCCACAATGCTAGGCTCGTGCTCGAAAGAGCCCTCGCCAACCCCCACAGAGGAGAGGGGGAGTTCCGTTGCTACGAGTGCAGCACAGACCTCGTAGGCCCGTTTTGCCCGGCGTGTAACCCGAAGATCGCAGCCGCCCTCGCTTCACCTCCTCCCGTCAGTGGGGGAGAGCTACGGGAGGGCGATGTCGAGTGGCTAGAGGGCGTCCTAGACGGTCTGGTTGATCCCTACGCGATTAGTCCCCACGGCGACGAATACAACGCCCGTATAGACCGCATCCGCGCCGCCCTCTCCGCTCCACAACCTGCCGTCCCTGGAGTGTCGGGAGAACTAACTCCAAAAGCGCTCGCGGAGGCGATCTATCAGACGCACGGCGGGATGACGTGGACCCGGCGTCCTGACGAAGCGATTGCGCAGCCCAACGGCCGCAAGATCGACTGCGTAAAGGTCGTGGCCGCCATCTCTTCCATGAAGGGGGAGAAGTAGATGGCCAGCTACTACACCGATCTCGACAACGACCTGTACCAGATCGAACTGGCGGCTAGCGAGGACCGGCAGGGCACGCGCTGCAAGCGATGCGGCCAGGACGGGTTTGTGTGGGAGCGCCATCAAGGACGCTGGCGGCTCCATTCGGAAGTTGGCGACCTTCACGTCTGTGAGCGGAAGGCCACCCCATGACCAACGCCCCCACACTGGAAGAGGCTGCGCGGCGTGTCGTTGAAGCCCGCAGATCAGCCCCGGACGCGCGCGTAGGGCCAGAACTGTTTCTGGCCATCGAGGCGCTGAAAGAGGCCCTTTCCTCCCCCGTAGAAGGAGGGTGGCGGACTGATCTGGAGAACGCGCCGAAGGATGGGACGCCGGTTGACCTGTGGGTCCACTGGCCGGAGCACGATCAACGCTGCCGTGAGGCGGGCGCCACCTGGGATGTCGAGTCTGGCGAGTGGCGATTCGGGCAGTTCACCGCCAACCAATTCGTTCACCGACCCGTCGTCACCCACTGGCAAGCGCCTCCCGCGCCTCCTTCCATGAAGGGAGAAGGCCATGGGGGATAAGAACGAAGGCGTTGGCCGATTAGAGCGGGTCACGAGCAGCGGCGGTGACGCCCATAGCGGGCTTTCTTCGGGAGGTGTCTACGTGGCCTCGCGAGCAAGCGAACCGGCCCGTCCTGCCATGTGGCGGGCTCTGCGCGAGCAAGGCCACCCGATCATCAGCACTTGGATCGATGAGGCGGGCGCGGGCGAAACGCAGAGCCAGGGCGAGCTTTGGGAGCGCATCGAGCGCGAGGTCACGACCGCCGAACGTTTGGTCCTGTACGCCGAGCCTGACGACTTCCCGCTTAAGGGGGCCTACGTGGAAGTGGGCATGGCCCTGGCCGCTGGCGTGCCCGTCTACGTGGTCATCCCCGGCGTTGTGTTGAGCGTGCCCACCATGCGCCCGCTGGGCTCCTGGGCAGCGCATCCGGCCGTGAAGTTTTGCGCCACTGTGGAAGCGGCGCTTGCCGAAGAAAGACGGGGCGTAGGGGCCCCTGTCGTCACCAGTGACGCCCCCTGCCCCGCTGTAGGCCAACAGCCTTCCACCCCGCCTCTCCAAGGCGAAGACCGGGAGGGGCGGTGATGCGTTTCGATGAAAAGCTATGTGCGAAGTGTGGGAGCCCGTTCCGCGGCTGGCGCCAGACGAGCGCCTACTGTTCACGCCATTGCGCTCGATCCAACAACCGCGGTCGGGACCCTGTGGCCTTAACCAAGCGGGAGGCGGCTAAGCTCAAGACCATAGCAGACGCCCCGAAGTACGATCCGCCCGAGGGTCCTTGCGAAGCGCACAAGGGGGCGCTCACGCGCTTTGGCTATGGCACCGCAACTAGCCCCGCCACAGGTAGGTCCGGACGCGCGCATCGGGTTGCCTGGGAGCAAGCTTACGGCCCAATCCCGTCAGGCATGATCATCCTGCACAAGTGCGACAACCGAGCGTGCGTCAAACTTCAACATCTCCACCTGGGGACGCTGGCCGACAACAATCGGGACCGAGCGGCTAAAGGGCGCAACTCACACGTTCATGGGACCAGACACCCGCGCGCCAAGCTCACCGAAGAACAGGTGATTGCTATTCGCCGCAGTACGCTCCCCCATAACCATTTGGCGCGATTGTACGGCATCACGAACTCTACAGTTTCCGCCGTCCAAAGAGGGATTATCTGGGCGCACGTCGCCCCGGAGCTAATCCGGCTATGAGCACGATCAAAGAGCTGATTTGCCGCTTGGAATCCGCTGAGGAAGGGTCGCGCGAGCTTTCCTACGAGGTTTGGAAAGCCACCGAGGATGCGGTGTATTTTGATACTCTGCCCGGCCCCGAGTGTACGGCCTACACCACCTCCCTCGACGCCATCACTGGACTGATAGAGCGGAAGCTTCCGGGGTGTCGGTGGTCGATCAAGGTGGACGACGGCCAGGAAGGCTTTTGGGCACACCTTCGAAACGCGCAACCGCATCTCACCGAAGCGCGATACGTCGCGAACGCGGACGCCAAGACCCCCGCCCTCGCCGCCTGCATCGCCCTGCTCAAGGCCCTCGGCTCCCTTGACCATAAGGAAGGGGTGGGGTCGTGACTGACTTTGCTGACGACATCGACGCCGAGGGCTTCGCCCGCGAGTGGGACGAGTGGACCGAGGGGGGCGAAGAAGAGAAGTGCACCACGTGTAAAGGAACCGGCATGATCAGCGCCCTGACGGTCACGCTTCGACAGGGGCCATTCATCGCCAGCTACGGCGAATGTCCAGACTGTGACGGGAGCGGTGAGGCTCCATGACTGACACCCTATCCCTGGCAGACCGACTGGAGGCCAAGACCACGGTCAGCCGCCGCGACATCATGGGCAATCCCGATACGATGGATATCCTCAGGAATCCCGATGGCCCGGAAGCCGCCAAAGAGCTTCGACGCCTATCGGCCCTGGAAACGGAGAATGCCGCGCTGACCAAGGCGCTTACCGGCCTCACCTGCAACGGTTCAGAGTTCTTCATCCGCAAGGGCGATCGGTACGTGGCCGACATTGAAGCCTGCGTCGCCTACGTCCGACGCGGCAAGGAAGACGCCCACCGCCGAACGGTTGAAGCCATCACCCGCGCCCAATCCGCAGAACACCAGGTCCAGGTGTTGAGGAAGGCGCTGGAGGAGATCAACGGCTACGCTGTCCACGACAACGACTGCTACGCCTACAAGGGGAAACCCTGCGACTGCGGGTACAGCGACGCAAACCGCCTAGCCCTCCAAGCCTACGAGTCCACCGGTCCTAAGTGTACGGGTGGGGAAGATGGGTAGGGCGGCCCCACGCCAGATCGACTATCAGCGCATGATCCGAGCGCTCAAGGCCGAAGGCGTGCCTGTTGATAAGTTGACGCCGGTTGTGGGTGTTCACGGTCTGGCCCTCTTGCGACCCGGCGAGACCCTAGCGTCCATCGCGGGGCAGGAGGAAGGCGTCGAAGAGTGGGACAGGGCCACGCAACGCCAATGACGCAAGTGGCTACGCTCAATCTGCGCTACGTGCAGGAGATCAGGAAGCCGAACGGCCGGCGGCTCTACTACTACCGCCGCCACGGCTACCCCCGCGTCGCCCTGCCCGGTGAAGTCGGGTCAGCCGAGTTCATGGCTGCATATGCGGGGGCCCATGCTTACGAGCGCCACGCACCCGGCGAGCTGATCAAGCCCAAGTCCACCCGCGCCCTGGTGGTCGGCTACTACAACCACTCCTATTTCACGGATCTGAAGCCATCGACCCAGCGGGCCTACAAGAACCAGCTAGAGCGCTTCTGCGACCGGTACGGCCACCTCTCCGCTGTGCACGTCTTGACCCGCCACTTGGACGACATCTTCGAGGAAATGAAGGACACGCCAGCTCAGCGGGCGAACCTTCGCAAACGGCTGCGTAAGGTGTTCCGTCTCGCGGTCAAATGGGACTGGCGTCGGGACAATCCGGTGCGCGAAACTGACCCCCCGAAATACAAGGCCAAGGGCTTCATCCCCTGGTCGGCCCAGGATATGGCCGCCTTCGAGGCGAGATGGGCGTCAGGGACGCGCGAGAGGCTCGCCTACGCCATCTTCCGCTATTCCCTTCTCCGCAGGTCTGACGCCTGCCAGGCAGGCCGCCAGCACGTTAAGGACGGGCGGCTGAAGATGACGCAGACCAAGACCGGCGTCGAGGTTGACGTTCCGGTCCTTTCCGAGCTGCAAGCCGAGATCGATGCGGCGCCCTTGGGGCTGACCTTCCTTGTCACGCAGTACGGCGCACCCTTCACCCCGGCTGGGCTCACCAAGTGGTTCGTGGGGCGCGCTGAGATGGCGGGTCTGAAGAACAGGACGCCGCACGGCCTGCGCAAGGCCACGGCCGCCGCCATTGCCGAAGGCGAAGGATCGGACAAAGGCATAGCCGCGGCCCTTGGCCAGCAGACCACATCGGAGGTCGGCACCTATACCAAATCCGCCCGGCAAGCTAAGCTCGCGGATGATGCTTTCGCCAAGCTCGCGAGGGCCGAAAAGTGAACGACGGCTGTAACCAATTTTGTAACCGGCTCTGCAAATCCTTGCGGCGTCACGGCTTCAAAAAGCGGTGGCAGTCCCTAGGGGAGTCGGCCACCGAAGCAGGACAAGGGATAGCGCTGTAAACGGTGAAAAACCGGGCCGTTTTGATTCAATGAGTTGCGCAGAATTGTAAACGGTAGGTGCTTGACATAACCGGCCCAATGGGCCTATGGTGCTTCCTGTTGAAACGAGGCCGCTTGAGGCCAGTGGAGAACTGGAAATGCCGAAGCTGAACAACATCACGAACGCCGACCTGATCCAAATTCGCGATGCGCTGTACGATGCATTGGGTGCGGTGCATGACGCGGAACAACGGATCGAGAAAGGCTACTGCGACACCATCGAAAACCCCGTCGAATTGGCGAAGGCGTTTATCTCGGCATCGAGCGCCTATTCCGGTCTGGCCGGCAAGATTTTGATCCGCCTGGCGCTGGACGAGCAGCGGCGCGAACTGGAAGCCTTACTCACGGAACGCCAGTAAGACCGGATGACCCCTGACGACTTCCGCGCATCCCTGGCCCGCCTCTCGCTTACCCAGCGAGGCGCGGCGCCGGTCCTAGGCGTTGATGAGCGGACAGTCAGGAAGTGGGCCAACGGAGAGCGGAGGGTTCCGCCTACAGTCGCAATCCTACTTGGGCTCTACGAACGCGATCCGAAGCTGATGGAAGCAGCCCTATCCCCCCTTGGGAGATGAATTGGAGAGGAAATGAGCCGCGTTGTCCGAATGACCCGCCCGGAAGTGGCCGAGCGCGAAGCCTACGAGGCTGAGATGAAGGCCAAGCACGGCGACAAATGGGACTGGTGCGCTTGCCTCGGCTCCCGCGCGCCGGAGGTCACTGATCTTTGCCCCTGCGCCCTCAACGCCCTGCGGCTCAAGCTCGATCCGGAGCCTCAGAGAGAGTCTAGCACCTGGACTTTCGAAATTCACTGTCCCCCGGAGCCTCCCCATGAGCGGTGAATTGGAGAGGAAATGAGCTGGAAATCAATCGAGGACGACCAGCAGTTTGAGGAGGACGTGTTGCTGTACTATCCGCCGCTGAAACACTCTCGAGGCCAAGTTTCTCACAACGCTTGGATCACGGTGGGCAACAACAGCCACGTTCGCCGGGCGACGCACTTCATGCCGCTCCCGAAGCCCCCAGAGCCTCCCCATGAGTGAGGAGGGGCGGTGCGTCGCGGCGGTCTTTAAGCGGGATACCTACCGGGTAGCGCGCGGGACCAGGAGCGGCTTCAAAATGCACTATAACGAGAACCAATGCAGTCGGTCTGCGGTTGACGGAGAGCTTTGTCGGCAACACGCTGACATGGCGTCTGCTGGCGGGCATGTCCGCCGTTGCCGGTGGGCTGAATGATCCACCCCCTCCCCTTCTCTAAGTGACCCATGCCCGCCCCAGCCGACATTGAACGCCTTCGCCCCGCCGTTGATGAGATCACCGCCATGATGAAGATGGTGAAGCCGTTTAGTCCTGACTATTGCATCCTGCTAGGCGCAAGGACGGCGCTGAAGGATGTTGCAGACCACTTCACCGGGGAGCCGTTTGTGTTTGGGAGTAAGGGTACGTCTAGCACTGGGTTGGGGTGATGGGTCGTCTGCCCTATAGGTCGGGGGTGTTCTGGGGAGTTGTAGGGCTCGTCGGGGTCGTTGTTGGGTTGGCGGGGGTGTTCTGGCGTTGACTGCGGGCCGGGTTCGATACCGACTGCCCTGCCCGTGGCCCTCGCGGTGCGCAACGTGTTTCCCGTAACGGGCCGGGACTGATCTGGTCCCTCAGGGCTACGGATTGAGCGTGTCCTTCCACGCCGCCGCAGTCAGGCTGTAGAATAGCAGAAATCCCTTGTGCGTAAAGGGTTTTTGGAGGATATTCAGATATGGCGAACGCACATGCTCAGGCACTTGGCGAGGCTTGGCGCGAGTTCCGCGAGGGCGTGACCTACCGCTTCTGGGACCTGTCCGAAGACTTCGACGGCAACCCGACCATGCCCAAGCCGCTGGCGGCCCTCTGTGCGCCTTGGCGGCCCCTCGCCTATCGCTTCCGCCGGTACAATCTGGAGAAGCTGTTTCGGCCGCTGAAGGCTGAACGTCGGCAGATGGCGTGGGACCGGCAGAACTACATTTTCGTCTGCGGCGGGTCCGACTTGTCCGAAGCCGATTGGGATGAAACGGCCGCTTTATCGGCAGAGTTCGGCGTGGATATGCCGCCTCGCGATTGGGAGCCGTTTACCGTCGCTGAAACGGTCGGGACCATTATGGGATTCACGCGGGAGGAAGTGGCGGAAATCGTCAGCACGACGCGCCTACCCGAAGAGCCCAACCCCTGCTAACCTAGGAACGGCCCGCAAGGGATGAGGCACGGATCATACAGAGTGGCTACCGTGTTAAGGCGCCCAGTCCAATTGAAGGAAGAGAGATGAACCGACGACAAGCTCTAACCTTCATGGCAGGCGGGTAACTATCCGGTTGACGTACCAGACCCCAGATGTAGTCTCCCGGATTACGTGACAGGGCGGTGCTAGACAGGGTGGTTGCCTCCTTTGGGAGACAACTAAATGGCGGAGACGCCAGACCGAGGCGAGATGGAACGGCTGAAGGCGGAGAACCGTCTCCTGCGCGAGGCCATGGCCGAACTGCTGCTGAATCTGGACGATGGCGTTTCAGGCCTCTCGCGCGCCATCCGGCGCGCGCGCGATCTTACTGAATAAGGCGCAACTTGCCGTTCGGTCCGATTTCAACCGGGGGCGGCTTATCTTGGTCCCAGCCTTCAAAGGTCCCGGCCTCGGCGTGGTCGGCCTGCGTTAGGCTGGTAGAGAAGACAGAAGCCATCGCGAACAGAGTTTTCTCGTTGTGGGTTACAGGGATCCTCGCCCAAACGTTCAATTGGTCACCCGGGATCAGCGTAAGCTGGATGTACTCTCCGTTTGCCAGACGGATGCGCGTCGCTTGCATGTGAGCGATTGCAAAAAGGGCTATGAAATCAGCACAGCCAGCGAACGCGGCCATTGCGGTGTCAGGTTCCGCGAGCTTGTTCCGCTCAATGACTTCACAAAACTGAACGAACAGGTCCTTATCCGTGAAGGCTGCCTTGGGTAGCAACAGCGAAGCGACCTCGTGCAGAAAAGCCGCGTCTTGCCTCGCCGGCTTGCGTAGCCACTGCAATTGACCCTTCCGCACTTCGCCCATGTTCCGGCGAACTCTGCCCCAAATCGAGTCAGCCTTTTCGACTCGGATGCCCATCTTTCGGGCCGCAATCTCTCTCGCCCCCAAGCGGAAAGTCGCATTCATAGCCTCAGCGAACTCTTCGCGGGGAATGTCGTAGGGCACGTCCTTCTTGAGGGTCTTTATCTTGTACCGAAAGTTCGCGACCAGATCGCGAACGACCTCGTAGGCAGGGCCTTGATCCTTTTCTTGTGGGTGAGCGATGAAGTCCGCAACCTCTTTGAAAACTTTGCGACCGAATGAGTACTCTCGCAGTCCCAGGAAGATGCGGCTAACATCCCCTGCGCTGAGTTCGCCGCGTTGAAGGCGGCTCAATCGTTTTTGGAGTTCTGCGTCCATGAATGATGAGGGTCATACCGAAGCGTCGGCAGACCAGCGCCGCGACGCATTGCTTTTGCGAGCGCTCAAGACACCGCCCCAGCCGCGCCCCAAGCGCGACCGTGGCAACCCTAAGACGACTCCTGCTTCCGACGCCAGCGACGGTAAACGATCACCCGCTGCCTAAACGTGTTGGGCATTGTCAGGCTGTCGATAGACGAGCCGCTTTCCCTTGCCGCCCTTCAGCAGCAATTCGGCTCGCTCCCAGTCTGAGATTTGACGGTTCGAATACCGGAAATCGAACTCGTGCAAATAGCGATGCAAGTGCGCCTCGCTGATGCTGTGGAAGGTCCCGATCACACCCCGCTTGAGGATCGAAAAGTAGCCTTCCACGGTGTTCGTGTAGGCATCGCCACGGACGTACTCGTCCGCGCCATGGTTGACGGTTTCGAAGCGAGCGAACCTCGGCCCGACGAGGCGGTATTGGCCCGCATCATCCGTCATCAATGCCGTCTTGGGATCGACGTGCTTGAGGATGATCGGATGCAGCGTCTTGCCGCTCACGTTGGCCACATGGAAGGACCGCGCACGGCCGCCACGCTCCACCAGCGTGAAGCAGACTTGCTTGCCCACGGCGCCGATGTTGAGCTTGTTGCGGCGTGACTTCCGCTTGTTGCGTTCCTTGCCGCCGATCACCGTTTCGTCGGCTTCCACGAATTTGCCTTCGCCGCCCATCGGGCCGCCACCAGTCACCCGCGCCGCTTCGCGCAGGCGATGGAAAAGGAACCACGACGTTTCGTAGCTGCCACCCATCATCCGATGAAGTTGCAGGGCGCTCATCCCTTTCTTGGATGCGGCCATGAAGTGCGCGGCCAGGACCCACTTGGACAGCGGAACCTTGGACCGCTCCATGACCGTCCCGACCGTCACCGTGAACGGCTTGCGGCAGTCCTTGCACTTGTAGACGCCCGGCCTGGTGCTCTTGCCTTGGAGCTTCGTGATCCTATCTTCCGTGACCCCGCAGCGCGGGCATGCAGGGCCGTGCGGCCACAGCAGGCTTTCGAGGTGAGCGCGGGCGGCGTCTTCGTCGTGATAGATCGGATTGCGGAGATCGGTCTTGGACATGACCGAACACTACCCCTTGTGGCGTGGTACGTCAACCAGATAGTTACCTGGTTTCCCGCAGTCGACCAACTCCGTCACGCAAACAAAAAGGCCCCCAGCTTCCGCCGAGGGCCAAGACAATAGGGTAGTGATAGAGAGGCTAGGCGTGCCTCCACCCATGCACCACCATCTTGATCGATGACGCCGGATCAATCCAAGCCCCCGCCCAATTCGCAGGATTGCACTGAGTAAACGCCCGAAGCTGCTTGGTCGGGAACATCCTCCCCGCCGGAAGATCAGCAGGAGTGCAGCGGGCAACCTCTACGCCGTCGATCCAGAACACCGCCACCTTGCCGGATTCATACTGGATGGCGAAACGATGCTTGCCCGAGAAATCCCCCGGAATGGTCCTGTTCCAGATGTCTGCCCCTGAACCCGGTTCATGGACCGTGCAGACCATGCCGTGCGTGCCGACAAGCTCGAAGTCGATCTCATCTTTGGTTCCGAAATCGTAGAGCCACAAAGGCGCACTGACCAGGCCCGGACGCATCGCAGGAAGTGTGGCCTCGATCTCCCAGGTCCCGAGCGGAGACTGAAACTGGTTCAGCTCGTCGGCCATCCCGCACGTCTTGGTCGCGGGATCGACGGTGATGACGAGGTTGCCGGAGGCGTCGACAACGCAGGCGGAAGGCTTGAAGAACCATCCGGGCGGAAGTTGGTTCGTCGTATGGTCCTGCTTATGCCACCGGCTCCCCTCGCCGAACTGGCCTGTGAAGGTCTGCAATGGCCCGCCGATGGGGGGTAGCGTACCCGGTGTTGGCGTCGGTGTCGGAGTGGGAACGGGCGTGGGCGCCGCAGTAACCTTCGCCAGGATGGCGTCGGCCGTGGTTTGCAGCTTGTCCAGCTTTGCGTCCGTCGCGGGGACCTTGATCGCCTTGGCGGTTTCCGCTTTCCAGTTGGCGCCGGTGACGTTGGGAAGGCCGGGCCGGGCGGGGGCGAGCACTTCGGAGATTTCGGTCAGGGTGGGCATAACGGTTCCTTTATGGAATTTGCGGCCCGCGAAGGCCGTCGTAGAGTTGCTTCTGTTCGACGTACCAGGCTCGCCAAGTCAGTACTTCGGCTCTAAGCTGGTGGCCGATCCCGAGGTTTTCGGCGCCGACATCGACGAGGGCAGAGAGCGAAACTCCGGCGGGGGTATCGACAGGTCCACTGGGGGTGGCGGGAAGCTCGGAGCCAGACGCGGCGGCGTTGAGCACGCTGACAGCGCCAGCAGGAATAGGGCAGTTAGCGTCAGCTTCAGCCGTGACATAGGTCGGAATCCTCTCTCGAATGGTGCGGGTCCGGTAGACGATCTTCCCCTCTTCTAAGGCGAGCTGCGCCTGTAGCCGCGCGGCGATGTCCAGGCCGTCAGACTCGATCTGCCGGGCCTTGGCCTCAGCCTTCGCCATCCTGGCCTTCCAGCGGCCTTCTGTGGCGTCGTGGCCGTGGTCCCTGCCCGTGAGGTACAGGCCACCCGACAGGAGCAGGGCCACGCCCCCAACAGCGGCCCAGCGGCCTATCGGAGAGGCGAAGAAAGCCAGGGCCGGGGTCATCGGCGCAACACCGTGATTTCACCGCCCGAATAGCAGTCCAAGCCAATCGCTATCCGGACCGCCTCTTCCGCAGACGCCCCAGCCGCCATCGCTCCCTGCGCTACGTTTCGCCCGGAACCCGCCGCGTACATGTCGGCGCGAATGAGGTTCAGACCCTCCGGTTCGTGCTGTTCAATTACTCCATCCGGCAAGACGACGAATCCAAGGTCCCGGCACTCATCGTCTTGCTTGGGGATCGGCGCGTCACCTACACGGCCGCCCGCTACCCAATCCTGAAAAAGCCGATTGTATCCCGCGTTACCGGCCGCCCCGCCAAGCTCACCGTTTGGCCCACGAATTATCTTGGTCACAAACCCAGAACGGATGTGACCGTTTACACAGAGCGTGTCCGCCGCAAGCACGCCGTCTTTGTAGGCGATGGTGGTCATAGCTCAGTTGCCACATCAAAGGACGGGCAGGCCTTCTTCACGCCCGGCCAGTCCCGATGGCCTCGCACGATGATGTCTGGAAACTTCTTGCGGTAGTCGGCGACGATCTCGCGAAGGGCGGCTTTCTGCGCTTCGGTTCTCGTGTCTTTCGGGTTAAGCTTCTTGTCTACGCCGCCCACGTAGCAGACGCCGATGTTGCCTGTGTTCGCCCCGCCCGTGTGGGCGCCGCGCTGGTCGTCGCGCAGGGTCCGCACAACGGTCCCGTCAAGCTCAACGACGTGATGGTAGCTGACCTGGCCGAACTTCGCGATGTCCCAGTCGGACACTGTTGCGGCCTTCACGTCCCTTCCCTCAGGTGTGGCGGCGCAGTGGATGGTCAGGAATTTGATCCCCTCGGGGTTCATCCAGGCTGGCGTGGTCATGCCTTCGGCTCCGTCTCAACGGTTGTCTTTGTCTCTGTGGTGACGGTGGCGGTTTGCTTGTTGTCGTCATCCCCGACGTTCAGGGTGACGCCCGTCTTCGAGACGGAAGCCGCGACGCCCAACCCGGTCAGGGCGATGACGATCACCGCGTTGATGATGAGGTCCGCCCACAAGGCCCAGCCGATGATATCAAGCTGCTGTTGAGCCCGATCGATAGGCCAGGGACCCTTCCAGACGATCCAGGTCCGCCACATGCCAAGGGCCGTTCCGATCACTCCCGCGCCGATGATGGCCCAGGTGCGTACACCGGCGGCCTTCATCATCTCGCGCCAGAGACGGCCCATCACCGTTCCTTCGCCCTGCTCATGGAGTCGATGGTCTGCTTGGCCTGATCCCGTTCACCCGTGAGCTGAGACACCTTTTCCTCAAGGGAGTGCAGGCGTTCTTCGCAGGCGTGGTGGGCTTCGGTCAGCCGCTTGATCTCGCCAACGTAGTGCGCCATCAGGTTCTTTACCTGGTTGTTTACAGCGTTCATGATGTTGGCCCGGCTAGTCCACCATCCGCCGAACGCTCCCGCGAACAGGACCACGACGACGGCCATCCCCTTGCCAAGCCAGCTATCGGCAAGCGTCATCAACCAGCTTTCCTCATTCATGCTTGGCCCTGAGCGTTCATCCCCGCCCCCTTAATCGTCTGGTTACTGTGCTCGGCCTTTGATCGCCCCCGCCCCGCTAAGCGGTCGGGTTCATCCCCTGGCCGTGGGGCTAGGGCCTCGTCAGGGTGTTCGCGCACCTTGGCGGGGCCGACTGATGGGTTTAGGGTCTTTGCCCATGACCGATGCTGCGAGCATCTATCTGACCGGCTTGACCCTCGGCGCGATCATGGGATTTGTCCTCGCCGTAGTGTTCGTTGGCTCTTGGGTTCAGCGAAACCACGAAAAGCTGACGAAGGACCAGACGGCGCAAGAAGCCGAGAACGAAGCCTGGGATCAGGCGATCAAGTAGCTAGGACGGATAGACGTAGTTGTGGGCCGACGCGCTTGTAACGACGCTGTTCGAGGCCCCGCCCGTGGTCGCCGTGGCGATGATCCCGATCTCGGGGGAGTAGCACGCCTGCTGGTGTGGCGCGTCGGGGATGTTGGCGTTCACGGTCCAGACAAGGCCGTCAGGAGAGGTCATCATCCGGGTTCCGGTTCCCGTCGATCCGACAGCGGCGAAAATTCCCAGCTCCGCGATCCAGATCACGTCCAGCCAGTTGTTGTCCGCCGCGCTTGAACCGATGGTCCAGGTGGTCGCGTCAGGAGAGGTCATGACCCGGTTGCCGGTCCCGGAATTGGCCACAGCCACAAACAGGCGCTTTTGCGGTGACCAGCACACTGCCGTCCACTGGTTGGCGGTCACCAGGACGTTAAAGCCGTACCACTCCCCGTCCTTGCTGTAGAGCACCCGGTTGGTCCCGTCGAAAGCCACGGCGACGAATAGGCCAAGCTCGGCAGACCAGCAGAGCCCGAACAGCCGTTGAGTCGTGTTTGTTGTCCCTTGGGTCCAGTTGATCCCGTCATAGGAGTACATGACGTTGTCGGCGCCGGCCGAAGTAGAAGCGACGGCAGAGAACACCCTTCGTTCCGGCGACCAGGCAACCCGCGCCCAATCGCGCGCGACGGGTGAGGTCCTCGAAGTCCATGTCACCCCCGTGGGCGAAGTGACTATGGCGCCCGCAGAGCCCACGGCGACGAACAGCGCCAGCTCGGGCGACCAGCACACGCTACGAAGGACCATGGAGGACGGCAGGGTTCTGGTCGTCCAGGTGTCCCCGTCGTCCGACGTGTGACAGGTGGTGGTGTTGTTGCCGACCAGGACGAACCGCCCAAGGTCCGGCGACCAGCAAATCCCCCGATAGTCCGCTGTGAAGGCGGTCGCCGGGGTGAGCCAGGCTGTCCCCAGCACATAGTTGCGATGCGGGACGTTCGCTTTGACCGGGGCCGGGCCGACGCCTCGAACCGTGGAAGGAAACAGCACGTCCGCGATGAGCGCATTTTGCTGAGCGATGAGGGGGCGCAGCGGGTGAACGCCCTGTGCGTCGTATTCGACCGCCATCGCGTCCATGTTGCTGTACGGCGTGTAGATATCGACGAAGGCGCAGTCGAAGTCTTCGGCGGCTTGCCGCAGGCCCGCCAGCAAGGCCGCATACCAGCCGTCACCATAGCCCAGCACGCCGTCTGTCCGATCGGTGCGGCTGGGGGTCACCAGGATGATGGAAAGAGCGGACACGGCGCGGGTCGCGCGGATGGTGGTCAGGCCCGCGCGGATGTTGGCGATGGTGGTGGCTATGGCGATCCCGAAGAAGGGATCATTGAGGCCGTAGCGGACCACCAGGCAGGTGGGGTTATCGGCAAGGTCGAGCGCGAGATATGTGCTGAGCCAAAGGGCCGTCGTCGCGGCGGCGTGGCCATTGTCCAGGACCCGGACATTGGTCAGCCCAGAGTTGATCGCGACGCTGGCGATGTATGTCGCGTTCCAGCCGTATGACGTGCTGTCACCGGCAAGGACCACGTTGGTGGTTGCGTTTCCGACCAGGGCGGTGAAATAGGCGCCCAGCGTATCCACCCCCACCGCTCCGCTGGAGGACGCCGTCAAGTCGGCGGCGCTTTGCGTGACGAACACCACCGCTCGCCCGGTAAGTGAAATCAGCGAGCCTGTAGACGAACGCGTCAGGGATCTTGTCAGGGTGCTGGTTGCAGTGGTCCAGGTTCCTTCTCCGATTTCCCACGCATTCCCATCCTCGATGCAATACCGAACGGTATCTCCATCGGCCAAGACCGTAAAAGCCCGATACCCGGACGCGGCCGCGCCCATCACCATGGACCCGGTTCCAATGGTCGCGGTTGAAGCCTTGACGCGATCATAGAACGTCATTCAGTTGCCCTTCGGGTCGGGGTGTGGGACAAGCGGGGCCGTGAGAGAACCTGACCGCTGGGACAAGATGTACGCCGAGAGCTATGCTTTCCCCGGCATCTTGGTGTTTTGGATCGCTATTGAGCGTTTAGGGCGGCTGCTGTGGCGCCTGCTGTCTGGCCGAACCTGATACTCAACATTTGCAGCAGTTCGGCCACTTTCGGGTCCTGAGCGGTCAATGCCCGAAGTTCCTGCGCGGCCCTGGCCACGTCGTCACCGGAAGCGTTGACGGGAAGGCTATCGAGCACCTTGCGGCCCATCATCATATAGGGCGTAGCCGCCGCCGCTAGACCGCCCGTGACCGCAGCGCCCACAGGGGGAGCCTTGCCCCACAACGCGCCAAGGCCGAGGATCGCGCCAGCGTCCGCCGTGCCGGGGTTGCCATATTGATCGGGCATGATTGTTGACGCATTGGAGAGGTCTTGCAGGATCGCCTCCCCTTTGGCGACCCTCCCCTTGCCCACGCTGGCGTCTTCCATCCGAACGGCGGTTCGAAGCTGGCTGGGGGTAAAGTTGCCGTCCGTTCCCTTGGAGGCTGCGTTGCGCAGTCGGGTGTAGATCGCCCACCCCGCATCGGCCTGATCAAGCATTTGCGCCGCCTCTGGGCTTTGCCGGCCGATGAGCGCGGAGATTTCGTCGGACACGTCCATGAGCATCCTGCCCATGAGGCGGTCTGACCGGTCGGTGCTGGACATCGCATCGGCCGCCAGCTCGCCAAGTTCCTGCTTGATCCCCAACGCATCACGCCCGGAAATCCCCGAACTAAGCCGAGTCATGCGATCTGTCAGAATGCGCTCAAAATCCCTTGCGCCACTCTCGGAGAGATCACCGATGCGGGGGGCGACCCTCTCCTGCATCCTAGCGGCGAAGTCGTTGTCCAGATCGACGCGCTGCACCATATCGCCAATGCTGTCGTACTTTGCCCCCAGCCGCTTGGCGACGTGCGCCACGCTGTCAAAGCCGGTTTCAACATTCTTGGGGACGCCCTCGCCAATCTGGGCAAGCGCGGTGTTCGCGACGGCGCGGTTGAGGCTGACTTCCGATCTGCGGCCAGCGCCACGAATGGCGGGGCCGACGATGGGCATCCGGCGGCCGAAGTCCTCGAACGACTTGACGAGCCCCCCGGCCTTCTGGCCAGGAAGGAGCGAGACGCCCGCCTGTTCCAGCGTCGCCGCCTTGCCCGCCTGGCTGGTCGGAGACGGTATCGGGCGCGGCCCCGGCTTCACAGCGCCCCACACTTGCGGTGCGGTCGGAATCATGCCGCCAAGGAACGCTGAGGGACCAAGCGCGGCGTTGGCGCTATTCAACCTCTCCTCAGGCGCGTCGCCGAACCCAAGCCCGTAGCCCGCCCCTGTGGTCCCCGCCGCAGTGGCCCCACGCGCCGCGTTCCCGCCGATCTGAACGGCCTTCCCACCCAAGGTCGGAGCGGTGACCGGCCGGATAGCAAGGTTCGCCCCCTTGGGGCCAGGGAGCACGGCAGAGCCCGCCATGCCCATTCCCTGCGACAGGTCAGCCGCGACATTCCCAACAGGCGTGTCGCGAAGCTGGTCCGCCAGACCCCGGTTGGCGTCCTTCACCGCCTGTTGTTGCCCGCTGAAGCGTTGTTGCGCCTCCGGAAAGACGGGCGGGGCCATCGGGTTCGCGCCGGGATAGGTCCTTAGCAAGGTGTTCGCCGCAACCTTGGCGGCATCGACCGGACTACGCGTTGCAGCGGTCACGGCCGATGTCAGGTCTTCCGCGAACGGGACGCCCTTGTTGAAGTTGGCGAGGCCCTGGTTGATGCGATCAAGGACGCCGGGCTTGCGGGGCGTGGCGGGCCGTCCGGCAGGCTTCGCAATCCCCGCATAAGGATCGGCCTGCGTCGGCTTGGCAATGCCGGAATACGGATCGCCCATTACTGGCGCACCCTTTCAATGCCGTCCATGCCGATGAACTTGGTTCCCGAGGGGAGACGGGCGGCTTCTTCGGGGGAAAGGCGCTTGGCGCCGGAGGGGATGGGCCGTGCGGGGGTAGCGGGGCGATTGCCGCCAGGACGGGCGCGAGGGTTCGGAGGACCTGCGGAGGCCCCAGGAGGCGTTTTGTAGGCCTCCACGTAACCAAGTCGATTGCGGATGTCCCGGTACTGCGCCTCGATGGTGTCCATGCTCTCGCGCAGCTGGTCAGGCGATTGGCCCTGGTCGAGGCTCGCCACTGTCGAGGCCAACAGCTCCAATTCCTTCTCAGTCACGTTGCCGACCGCACCGCCCGTGGGCGAGTTGTCCCGCATCTCTTGGAGGCGGTCGAAGGCGAGGTTGGACTTCAGCGTCGCCATCTTGGCTTGAAGATTACGCGCGTTCGTCCCCGGCAATTTGGCGAGGGCCGGCCCAAGAAAACCGGCGCTGAACGGCCCGACCATCTGGCGGGCGTCGAGGGCGGTCCCGACCATGTTTTTTGCGGTGTTCACCCGGCCAGCGGTTGAGTTCTCGCGCCCTTGCGCCTTGGTGGCCTGAGCCTGAAGTTCGAAGTCCTTCAGCGCCATCCAGCGCCCACCGCTGTAGATCAGCGAGGGCTTTCCGGGGGCGTCTGCGATGTCGCCTTCTTGCGGGACGTTTCCTTGCTGCTGCATCATTGGCGGGGCCTGATATTGTAGCCTTGCGGAAGTTCAGAGCCGCCGCTTCCGCCGCCCATGTTGATGTTCACGGCCGACGACGGAGGCTTCTTGGCGTTGAACCAGCCGATGCCTTCTTGGGCCTGGTTGTGGCGGATCATCTCGGCGAGCTTGGCGGCTTCGAGCGGGTGCGTCTTAGCGAACTGCTCCATGGCGAAGTTGAGGGTCGCCGCCTGGTGGGTGTTGTCCGCCCGCATGTTCTGCATGTTGGCGCGTTCCATCTTCGTCGTCGGGCGCTCTCCGGTGAATGCTGTTCCGCCGGGGGTCTGAGTGAAGCCGACGCCTGCGTCCATGCCCAACTTGGGCGCCGTCACCACGGGCCTGACGCCTTGCAGCCGCGTGTCGCCTCCAGCGACGTTGGCGGGCTCGTAGGTCTTCTGCATCGCCTCGATCATACCGCCGGGGGCTAGTTGCAGCAGCAGGGCCGCGAGGGGGTCTTCCTTTTTGATCTTCCCCTGAAGATCGCCAAGCGCGTGAGCCTGGCTGGCGGCGCGGCTTTGCGCCAACGCGCGCGCAGCTTGGGCCTCACGGCTTTCACTGATCGTCTTGTCTGTGAACAGGAAGTCCTCGGCCGTTCGCCAAAATCCCATGCCCTACCCCTTCGCGAACCCAAAGCCGGTGCCCTTGGACTTTGAATTTGAGTTGTTCGTCTGCGTCCCGCTGGCGGTTGTGGTTCCGGTCTGCGGAATGAGGCCAAGGGCCGAACCGATGGCGTTGTATATGTCGAACTGAGAGCCATAGGTCTTGTCGTTCTCACCCTTGGCTGCGTCGATTTCAGCTTGGGTGAGGGCTTGTTGCGCGTCGCCAACGCCGCCAAGAATGTTTATGTCTCCAAGGCCCATGTCACGGAGCTGGCCGCCCAGACCGGAGAGCGCCCCCGCCCCGGCAAGGTTGATCCCCGCGCCCTGAGCCGCAGCCCCTTGGTTGGCCAACCCCGCCTGCATGGCCTGGTTGAGGCCGAATTGGCTGGCCGCGTCGGTTCGGCCCGCGTTGTCTATGGCTGCCTGCTGCTGGAAGCCCGCGTTCTGGCCGGCAACGCCGTAGTCGATGCCCTGGTTGGATAGTTGGGCTTGCAAGGCCCTCGCCGCGTCCGTCTGAGCCCCACCAAGGGCGGTGTTGAAGCCCTGATAGTTGAGGTTCGCAGTCGTATCCCCGATGGCGTCGGCGAACTTCTCCGTGGTCCGGTCGCGGGCGTTGAAAAGGCCAGTTCCGCGGAAGGCGTTCATCTTGGTGGCGAAGGCGCTGTTGTCGGCCTGTTCCCGATCCCTCGCCTGCTCCAGGTTCGCCGTCGAGCGGCTGACCACCTGATCCTGATAGGGGTTCATGAACCGCGCGATATCGTCGCCCGTGATGTTGGCCGACGATACGTCGCGGATGGCGCCCCGGTTGATCGATGCCGGGTTGACGCTTGCCGCGCCATACTTGCCCCCGCTGACCATCTGGGGGGTGTAGCCTGCCGCTCCCCCCGCCGCCGTCGCAGCCTGACGGACCAAATCCTGCCCAACGCCTGCACCCGCGAAGGTCCGCGCCTGATCCTGAGCGTTGATCTGGTCTTGCGTGAAGCCCGCGACCAGGGGTCCGGAGATTGGCGTGTACGGCCTTGCACCGCCCCTCACATCACCCAAGAAGCCATACAGCGCGTCTTCAAGACGCGGGTCCAGCGTGTTCGTGGTGGAGCCGGTGTAAGACCCCTTGCTTGAGGTTTTATTGGACCCCTTGCTGCCCCCTAGTTCTAGCGCCATGCTAAAGTTCCTTCACCACGGTGACAGCGACGGGCTGATATCCCTGTCTTGCGAACACGCGCCCCCACTTGGGTTGATCGACGCAGTAGATGCCCATTGTCTTCTTCAGGCCGATCTCCTTGGCCCAAGCCTCAATGCTGGGCGCCATCCGCCGCATCAGGTCTCTCAGATCACCGCCCCAGAGCCACATATGGGCAATAGTCCCGCGCCCGATGATTTCAGTGACGGCGGCGCATCGATCTCCAGGCCAGAATTGCACCTCTCCAGCCACGATGAACCGCTCTACATCCTCGATAGAGTGAGGATCGCCCCCCGCCTCCAGCGCCGCCGCGATCCATGGCTTGCAGCGGGTCCACTCCTCGGAAACGGGGTTGAACGGCACGCACCCGTCCGCCATCAGACTGCCGTGGTCCCCAAGACGCCCACGTTGGAAACCGTGAGGTAATATTCCGTCCCGTTCGGCGAGGTCAGGATGATCTTGTTGGCCCGGAACGTCACCTTGGTGGCCGCGAAAATCAGGTCCTTGTTGCCCTTGAGGTTCTGTGCGTCGGCCTGTTGCAGGGCCGTACGAACGTCTGACTGATCCTTGCGGGAATAGGCCTCCGGGGCGGTGGCGAGGATCATCGTCTAGAGCCTCCCGAGATGAGGTCCAGGCGGTCGTTTCCGTACCTGTCGTCTCCGGCCCCGATGAACTCCACCTTCATGCGCACCTGACGGGCCTGGAACCTCGTGTTCGTTGGCTGGGCCGTGGCGAACGGCCCATGCGTGGTTTCCGCGTCGGTCGGGTGATTGGCCGCGTAAAAGGTCCGCCGGACATCGCCCAAGGTGCTTTCGTCGGGGATGATGTTCATCACGTTCATGACCTGCTCGCCGTCACCCAATTCAATCGGCCCCGTCTCCGCGTAAGGGGTGAAGCCGCCGTAGGAGAAACCGCTTTCCAGGACGATGACATTGCCGCTGCCGTCCGTGGCGAATGGGAGCGAAAAACCCCCTCCTCGCTCGGTCGCCGCGAGCCTCGCCAGCGTCGATTGCGCCGCGCCCTTGGCCCAATGGCCTTCACGGTAGTTGTAGCGAACGTAGCTGTCGTTTTCCCCTGCTCCCGAGGCCGAAGGATAGAACCACGTCACCTCCCCGAACGCCGGTTCATGGTAGGCTGTGACCTTGGACCGTTGGGTCGTGTCGAAGTCCTGGAACACCGCGTCATGCACGTCGCAGGGGAGGTTTTGGACCTCCCCGTTGTAGGCATGGAACCCCTGCTCGCTCATCCACAGGACCAGCGTGTCTGAAACAGACGCGAAGGCCCGCTGCCCGACCAAGCCGCAGGCCGACCCGACCCGCTCGAAGCTGTAGATCAGAGGAAGGCCAAGATATTGCGCCCGGTGTGCGTCGGTATCGGTGAAGACCAGGGTTGCTCCCTTGACCCTGGCGCCCGCCATCAGCTTGCCCTTGGTCTGGATGGCGTAGGAACCGGCCTGGGAAGGCTCGCCAGGGGTCCAGTCGGTCAGTGAGAACTGATCCCCCCAGGTGATGACCCGAGGGTCCGTCCCCGTCCCCAGGCAGAACAGGAAGCCTTCGTTCGTCACCACGATGGCCCGCACGCCCGTAGGAGCCGACGCGCTGATCAGGGTGGCGACGACGGACGTATTCACGTCCCACTCGTAGACCTTGCCGTCATCGCCGCTACAGGCCAGGAGTTTCTGTCCGAAGGTGTCCAGGCTCGGGACTGTGGCGGGGGTCAGCGAGCCGTCATCGGGCCTTGCGTCTCCGTAGTTGCCGTAGTTGTAAAGATAGGTCCCGTAGCCCCCGGCGGTCGAGGCGTCCGCATAGCCTTCTGAATAGCCCACTGGGGTGATGTTGATCGGCAGGCCCGTGCCGTCCACCACATAGAGCCGCTGGTGCGTTCCAACCGCTATCCACGGCTGGCCGATGTCAGATATCCAGGTGATGATTGCCCTGGCCTTGCCCACCAGGGCCGAGTCCGAGAACGTGGCGAACCCGAGCATCGGGCGAACCGTCCCGTCAACCCAGCGGACAAAGAGGCTGTTGCGCCCCCAGCGGCCTTTCGCTTGGTAGGTTGTACCGTTGCCGTGCTGGCCGGGCGGCATGGGAAGCGGAAACAGCACTTAGGTGACGCCCGTCCCGTAGACGTGCCAAGTGTCGGTCGCAGTCTTCTTGACCCGGCAGACGGTGATCGCGTCGGATGCCCCACCGGTGAACGTCTGGTTGGCGCCCACGCCACCGCCAGAGGGTCCGAACGTCGAGACAGACCCGTTATTGCCGATCGTGATCACCGCGCCGTTGGTCCCGTGGATGTCCAGGTAACAGCCCACCGGCCAAGCGACCGAGGCGTTCGTTGGGATAGTGACCGTCGCATTGCCGGAATAGGTCAGCGTCTTGCTGATATCCGACATGGCGAGCGTGATGGAGCCGGGGGACGCCCGAACGACCGACCCCAAGAACCCAACATCAGCCGACGAGGGAGCCGCGCGGATCGTGTTGGCCGCCCCGCCGTTGATGCTCAGAAGGCCGGAGAAGGACCCCGTGGAGCCGGTCACCGCGCCTGTAAGGTCGCCCGTGACGTTGCCGACCACGGCCCCGGTCCAGCCAGCGGAGGAAAACGTTCCCCGCGAGACGCCCCCCGTGGTAACGTTGAACACGTCCGCGCCGGACCAGTAGAAGCCGGTGTTGGTGTCTCCGGCGAAGGTGATGCCGGGCGTTCCCACAAGGCCAACGGCCGCCACCAGCGCCCCGGTCATGGTTCCCCCCGCCTTGGGAAGCAGGGTCGCCATGGTGGTGTCGATGGTGTCGAAGTTGGCGTTGAGCTTGCCGCCCCAGGTTGAGGCGGACGCGCCGACTTCGGGTTTGGTCAGGCCGTAGTTGGTTGTGGTTGTGTCGGCCACTAACTAGACCTCCGTCCAGGGGTTGGAGCCTTCCGGGACTTCCGTCCAGGTGGTGGGGAGCGGGGGAAGCTGCGCCCAGCCTTGTTCAGGGGCGGCGCTTATCGGGATGTCGCCTATGGGGGCGGAGCCGAGCATCTACGGGTTCACCGCATTGATGTCGGCCGCAGCCGTGGTAGCGGCCGTGGCGTTGCCCGCCAGGCTCAGGTGCAGGTTATCCGCGGAGGTGTCTGCAGCGCTGATATCGATGGCCCGGTAGCCGTAGGTCGCCTCATTCGTCGGATCGAGAATCTTGGTGTTGAGATTGGTCCGAACCGTCTGCTTTTCTGCCGCGTCGGCGCCCATGATGGCGTCTGAAGCGGGGGGAAGTGAGCAGACGTAGACCTGACGGTCCCTGGTCGGATCGCGGTAGTAGTTGACGAGCGCGATGATGCTGTTGGTGGAGGGGGTTCCGGAGTTATCCCACAGCACGTCCTCATAGCCCGCGACCGGCGCGGCCTTGTTCCGGATGTCGTTGATGGTGGTGTAGATGATGACCCCGCCTTGGGGGTCGGTAGCGTTGGAAAGGGTGTTCGCAACCGCCCGGTTGGACCACACGTCGGCGATCCCGGTGTTGTCCTTGCCGAGGTTGTAGGCCCGCACCGGATTGTTTAGCAGTGGCGGGGTCAGATGCATGAAGTTGCGCATGAACACGCCGACGTTCAGGCCCTGGATGTTGGAGTCTCCGACACCGATAAGGGCGGGGAGAGATGTGGAGGGCGTCTCGAAAATGGTCCGCAGGCTGTCCCGCACCGTGTCTCGATCGGTGCTGGAAAGCGCCGGGTAGAGAATGAAGGCGATGCCGTGCATCGGCCCGACATTGGTGGATGACCAAGGCCCCCTGCCCCACATTCCGCCGGTAAGGGTCCTGGACGTAACCGCCGTGTCAGTGTTGGTCGATCCGTCGATGTCCCAAAGCAGGTTCGACGCGTTGGAGGTGACGGCGATTATGGAGAACATCCCCGTCATGATTTGACGGTTGGCGTCGGGGAAGCTGCTGTCGTGGTAGAGGACGATGCGGGCGTTGTTGCTGGCGCCGAGGTAGTAGCTGTGGGCCTGAGCCGGGCTCATCCCGGCCCCCGCTTCCGAGCCGAACCCGCCGATGCCCCAAGTGCCGTTGCCGCCCCCGGCGGCCAGGACGATGAACAGGGTGTAGTTGTGGGTGCCGACGCTCAGGCTCCCCGAGAGGTCCAGATGCTTGTTCGAGGATGTCGAGCCGGCCGAAGTGATCCCGAACGGGATGGGCCGATAGCCGTTGATGTCGTTGGTGGTCAGATAGACGGGTTGGGCGGCGACTGTGGCCTGCACCGCGTCCAGCGCGTTGCCTGACTGGTCGTAGACCTTGGCGAAGGTCTTCGCCCCCGCCAGAGCATTGGCCGCTGTCCAGTCGGGTGTCTGGCCATCGGCGCCCACCGTCACGTCCTGGAGCACAGGCCCCGTCGCGCCCCGGATCTGGCACGTCGGGCTGGAGGACGAATAGCTCGACACGAGCCGGTAGGGGCTCAACACCATGGTCGGTGCTGAGGTGACGGTCGGAAGGAAGGTGGCCACCGCCGCAGCAGCCGCGCCCGGGCGCGTCAGGGAAAACCTGCTGTCTGTATCCAGCCTGCGCTTCAAGGCTTAAGCCTCGTAGATCGTGTAGGCTTTGGTGGCGCCAGCGCAGAACAGGCTTACCGCCTGCCAGTACAGGGGCCTGCCGTCCGCATCCTTGCCCTCGAAGCGAAGGGCCGACCCTGCCGGTAGGACGACACCGATGGCCGCCGTGGCTGTCCCGCCCCCGAACCGCACGCTCATCACCGTGTCGGAGAGGTTGGAGAAGATGATTTCGCGCCGGGCGACATTCTCAGGCAACGCGAACGCGCTATTGCTCAGCGTGCCGCTGTATTCCTTCACGGTCATGGGGATTTCCTTATGTGGTCAGATGACCAGGGACGGCCGGGCCTGGAGGGTCGCGCCGTAGGATTGGGCGGCGTCGTCGCTCTGGATGCTGTCCAGAAGCGCGCTGAAGAGGTTGGTCCATTTGTCGGACCTGGCGTCGTCCTGCAGCCAGTCGTAGGCGTAGGCTTTGGCGCCGGCCACGTAGACGTCGGGGTGGTCGTCCAGCAGCCAATTCGTCGTGTTGGAGACGCTTAACGCGGGGATTTTCTCCCAATAGGACATCAGGCCCGAATAGCCCGCGTCAGGGGCGGGCAGGAATTGGAACTGACGGCCGACGATGGTAAAGTAGATGGGCTTACCGGCAGTGGTGTAGTTGCCTTTCAGCGAGGTCAGGGCGTCGGGCGTCAGGTAGGTCAGCGCGTAGTTCGACGTGCTGTCTATCTCCAGGCTGCGCAGGCCCAGAAAGCCGGTCGGGACAAGCTCGTATTCGCCGTTGATGGTGGCCGCCGCATTGGTGATCATCTGCCGAACCCGAAGGCGGCGGTTTGCCTCCGCTTCGGCCGACTGGATGAAGCCGGGAAGCGCCGCAGTGAACGCCGCATCGGTCCTGTTGCAGTCTTCGCCGAGCCGGGTTTGGAGGGTGGCGAAGGTCGTTACGGCGGTCATCGCATGACGCCGTTGGAAATGCCGACGCGGCCGGGGGCCGTGCGGAGCTTGGCGAAATCGCTGTCGTTCAGCTTCTTGGCCAATGCGTCCTGCGGGGGGTTGAGCGGGTCTTCCCAGCCTTCCTCGCGCGCCCACTGATAGAGCGTGATCAGCGGGATTGAGCCTACGCGGCGCATGAACTTGTCAGGCGTATAGCCGTCGTTCTCCATGCGCATGGCGTGGTTCTTGTCCAGAATGGCGGACGTGTCCTGAGACGCGGCGAACGTTGTCGTGCCGTCGGCGTTCTCGCGCATGTAGTGCGAGATGCCGGCCGCCGATGTCATCAGGTAGGCGAAATCCTTCATCCGATGATTTCCACCCAATCGCGGGGTTCGCGATCGTCGGGACCAACGGAAAGGTCCTTGGCGATCTCTTCGGTGGTGATGAATTCCTCGTCCTTTTCGTAATGCGCCTCGCCAATCCCGGCGATGTGCACCCCGGTGCTGATCCGGCCATCACCCCTGCGGGTGACGCGGACCAGGACTTCGCCCGGCTGGACTGATGGGGCCAAGGACTCACCACGGGCTAGCTCTGCGGCGGCTTGGGCGGGGGTTTTGGCCTCCGAGGCTCTTTTCTTGGCGGCCTGTTTGGCGGCCTTGACGCGCAGCTCGGCGTTGATCTCGGCATTGGACTTGCCGCCCTTCATGCCGGGCTTTACGGGCTTGGTTTCGGTCTGGTCGATCATAAGTTCCTCGCAAGGATGACGAAGGGCGGGCAGAGCCCTCAGGATGGCCCGCCCTTCCAGGTGACTAAGCGCGGGAAGCGTTCGCTTAGGTGAGGTCAGCGATGACGGCGTGAGCCTTCTCGTTGCGGCAGACGAGCGTCTTTTCCGCGCGGATCAGGAACCGCTCGTTGTCGCCGGTCTTGGCCAGCATCGTGCTGGTCACCGGGCGCAGGGTGGCCACGGCGAACATCTTCGGATCAGCGATCAGCACATCACGGCTGAGGTACGGGGTCGGAACCAGGGTGATGGCCCCGAAGTCCGACACGTACACGTCGGCCGCTCCGTAGATGGTCGCTTGTTCCTTGCCTGAAACCCCGGCTCGGATGTCCGCGATGCCGCTGAAGGCGGACCACTGCTGCTTGTGCGGGCCGCTCATGTAGGCTTGCGAAGGCCGGGCGCCGTTGCTGAACGCCGTAGCCATCACGTCTTTCACCAGTTGTTCGGTGAAGGTGCGTTGCGTCCCGTTGGTGGCCGCAGCCACCACAGAGCCGCCCCAGCCGCCGTCCGAACCGCCCGAACCACGGGAGTCGTTCGTGGTGATGAAGGCAACAGCGCCGGCCGCCTTGCGGGTGGTGGCGCCGTTTTCTTCCACCGAAGCCACGTTGGCGGTGAAGCGGTACTCGAAGTCGCGGCGCAGCTCGATCCCTTTCAGGATTTTCTGACGCGCGAGCTCCGAGGCCCGGCCCGCCAGATCCACGGCCTCCTGGGTTTCGGAAACGCCCCCGGTCTTCCAGCCGATCTGACAGATGTTCTTGACGCGGGTGGTGAGGTTCCCGGCGTCCAGCGTTCCCACGTCATCGCCTTCGAGTTGGGCGTTGGTGGTCACGGCGGCGGCGAGGGTTTCGGTCTGCCATTCGTGGACGATGGCCTTGGCCGTCACCTTGCCGATGTTGGAGGTGAACGGGGTTTCTTCGTGGGCGACGCGATAGATTTTGTCTTCCAGGTCTTCGCGCGCGCCGACGTTCGGGGTTTCCCCCGTGATGGTGTTGGTGGGAACAGTCATTGAGGGTTAGGCCCTCCTTCGGGCCGCTTCTTCGGCCAGCAAAAGCTCCACCGCGTCATCAATGCTGCCGGTCTTGGCCAGGCGTTGTTTGATGCGGGTCACGTCGCTGGTGGTTGATTGGGAAGGTGGCGAAGTCGGCTTCAGAGCCGGGGCCACGGGTTTGATCGGAGCCTTCGCTTTCGCCTTGGCCTCAGCCTTGGCTTTGCGGTAGGCGAGGCCGTCCATCGCCAGATCGATGCCCCACGCAGGGACAAGCTCCAGGTCTTCGGCCGTCGCCCCAAGGTCCATCAGGTCCCTCGCAAGGGCCTCCCGGATGGGCTTCGCTGACTTGCTGTCCGCGAACTCGGGGCGTAGCTCGCACAGGCGAGCGAATTGCTGTTTCTGGTAGGCGACGCGGCCCTCGCGCTCGGCGTGTTGCTGCGCTTGGACAAGCTGCTCTATATGAGCCTGTTCCTGTTGGTATTCGGCTTGAAGCTTTAGGGCCTCGTCAGCCCCGTAGGCGTTCACATTGGCCGCCAGGTCGAAGCCGTTCTCCCCCCACCGCATGTTGTGGGCGGCGACGACCCTGGGCAGGTATTCCTTGATGCCGGTGGCGATCTTGGCGAGCTGTTGCCGCTCAGAATCGACCTCGGAGCGGGCTTCGGCCGCAGCCTTTTCCCTTTCCTTTCCCAGCACGGCCTCGCGCTTTTCCTCCTGCTTGAGGACGCGGGCCTGCACTTCGGGGCTAAGGGTGGCGAACCACTCCTTGTCCTCCTTGTCCCAGCGCTTGGGAGCATCGATCGCCGCGGCGTCGGGCTCTTCTGCTTCGGGCTCTTCCTCAGCCTCGGGTTCGACTTCCTCGGAAGCCTCCTCTTCGGCCGTTTCAGGCTCGGGTTCGGCCACAGCCTCTTCCGTCGCCGTCTGTTCCTTTTCCTCTGCGGGGGCCTCTGCGGCCACTTCCGGCCCGGCAACGAGTTCCGCAACGGCCTGATCGACCGTGAGGGCAGTGTCTGTCATGGGTCTCTAGGGGTTGCGCCGCCTCAGCGGCTAAAACCGGCCTCGGCCAGCGAATTGCGTCGTTCTTCGATGTCGGCGTGCGCCGCCTGGGTGAGCAACGATTGCTCCACCTGTTTCAGGGCGGCGAACTGGTGGTAAAGGCTCTCGCGCTTTTCCGTCTCTGCGGGCGCGGTCTCGCCGATCTGCTTCAGCAAATCCTGAGCAAGGCGGTGGAACGCGGCTTGGGTCTGGGTCAGTTCCGATTTGGCCCGGAGCGCGTCTTGGTACTGGTCGCTCATCCGGGATCACCGCCGACGTTCACCTGCGCATCGATCTTGGCGCTGTTGTTCTCGCGCTGGATGAAGTTGCGTTCCTGGTTGTTCTCGCGGGCGATCTGGGCCTGCTGTTCGTTCAACTCGCGCTTCATCTGGAGTTCGGCGGCCAGCAATTCCCGTTTCAGCGCCAATTCCTCAGCGGCGATGTCCCGCTTCAACTGGATTTCGGCCTGCATCTGCTGGATCTTCAGCTCGTGCTCTCGGATGGCGGCTTCTTCCTGCTGGCGAAGCCTGGCCTCTTCCAGCATCCCCTTGCCTTGCAGTTCCATCGCCTGGAGTTGGCCCTTGCCCTGAAGCTCCATCTGCTTCAGCTCCGCGTCCTTCTCCACCTTCGCCATATCGGGGTCGGGCTTCGGGGGCTGCGGTTCGGCCTTCTTCGGGTCGGACAGGAAGTTCTCCGGGGCCTTGTTGCCCAGCTTCTCGAACGTCCGCTTGCCGAGGTTGTAGATGTTGTCCCAGGTGACGACGGGGCCTTGCGGACCACCCTGCAAGGTGACGATCTTCTCCATCGCCAGGGATTCTTGTTCCAAAGCCATCAGGTCGGCCTCGCGCCCCGAAGCACCTAGGCCGATCTCGATCTTCATGTCTGACCGGGCGCCCCAGGACGTGGGATCAACGTCGACCCATTCACCCTTGAGCCTGACTTTCGTGGTGCGGTCGGCGTTCTCCCGAAGCAGCGCGTGGACGGTCAGGAACAGTTCCTTGATGCCCGTCTCTGCGATGTTGCGGGCGATGAGCTTGACGCGCTTCTGGGCTGCCGTGAGTAGAGCAAGGGCGCCCTTGGCGGTGTCGTGCAGGGTGTCGGGGGTAAGGCCCTGTGCGGCCCTGACGATGCCCGTGGCCTGTTCGATCTGGGTGGCGTTGTACTCCAGGGCGCGGAACACATCGAAGTTCAGTTGGCCGGCCGCGAGGGGGTTGACGGTCCCCGGCCGCTTGACCCTGACAATCCCGCCCGGCTGGTTGTTCAGCACGTCTGCGATGGTGTTCGCCGTCATGCCCTGCTCGTCCACCTCATAGCGCTGGTTGTTCGCGAAATAACCGCTGTCCAGGGCCATGCGGAGAAGCGCGGTTTGGATGTCCTGCTTTTCAATCAACCTGTCGGCTGGACATTCCCCGATGTGCCGGTGCGGCATGGGATAGGGGGTGATGGTCGAGAAGGGGTTTCGCTTGACCTCTTCCTTGCGGATGAAGACGTTCTCGTTCTCTCCGGTCAGGACCGAGTACAGCTTGGGCTTGCCGTCCTCGATCACCTTGATGATGTGCTCGCGGACCTCGACCTTGCGCAGGTCGCCGTGGCTGTCAGGGGTGATCTCGTGCTCGCCGGCCGTGTCCCTGGCCTGGGTTACGCCTTCGTTGTCCTCACTGGTGAAGGGGGACAGTTGCTCAACGATACTGCGCTCAACACCTTGCAGCAACAGGGTTTGCATCCGGGGACGCGACCTTGCCGAGCAATAGGTGAAGGCGTCGTCATTCAGCGACCGGCCAGTGTCCTGCGCAACAGCGAAGTCCTCCGGCGGCCAGCAGGCGATCTTGACCTTGCGGTAGGACGGGCGGACGATCTTGAAGTTGAACGCGTCTTCCCCGAACTGCTGAACCTCGGTCGGCTCGCCGTTCTGGGCGGCGAGCTGCATTTCCAGCGCACTCTTGCCTTCGAACTCTTCGACTTCCTCTGGGCATTCCTCAACCCAGGCCTTGAACACGCCCAGCTTGACCTGGAGCGCGTCCTTGGTCCCGTCATGCATCACCTGCCAGCCGGGGTTTTCGTTGAAGACGACGTGGTTGACGAAATCCGTCTCTTGCCGGGCCTGCTGCTCATCCTCCGGGCCAATGGGGATGAACGACATGACGTCATCCCCACCAGTCAGGATTTCCACGATGTCCGGGTGCAGGGTGTCGATCGCATCCGAGACAACGGTGGCAACCGCCTTGGAGCGGTTGGGGAGCGAGGGGATGGACGATTCGCCCTTGTAGTACTTGAGCGCCCGCTCGCGATCCGCGCGCAGCGTTTCGTCGTTGTCGAGCCCAATGGCCGACTGGCGTTCCGCGCGGACTAGAGCGAGCAGCTCTTGGTCATTCATGGCCTAGACCGGGACCTCTTCCCAGAAGAGAGCCATCTGGGCGACCAGGGTGGACGCCGTGGTGCTCGCCGCGACCGAGACGAACGAGCCGGGCGGGCAGATGAACAGGCCCCCCAGGTCGATGTACGCGGTGTTGGTGTTGTCCACCGTCAGGGCGCCGGTGTGGACGCTCGCCAGCGGAGCGAAGAACGTCCCCGCAGCCGAGGGCGTGCCGATGCGATAGGCCGAGGCCTGGTGCGTCGCGCCGCCGATCAGGCAGTTGGTGCTGGTGTCAATGGCGGTGGTGGTGCCGGGGGCCGTGGTCGGGCCTCCGGTGATGCCCAGGGCCGCCGCCACGGTGGTGACGACCGTCGAGGTGATGGAAAGGCCCAGCAGGACAAGGTTGACCCCGGACGCGGCGCTGGTGCCGTTGTAGAGCAGCGGGCCACCCGTGCCGGCGGCGGTGGAGAAGATGACCGGGGCGGTGACGATAGCGCGGGCGCAGAAGACGTTGCCGCGCCGCACCTGCTCATAGTAGCGCCCGTGCAGGCCGCTGGTGAGCAGCGCGCCTTGGCGGTCCATCGCTGCGGGAGGATTGACGCCGCTCGCGTGGTTGTTCTGGCCGGTGACGCCATACAGTAGATCATGGGACATGGTTCTTAGTTCCTTGGCGTTGCGTGCTCATAGGATGCGTGGCCGCTGAGCAGCGGGACGGCCGGGTTGAAGGTGGCTAGACGGCCCCGAAGGACGGGATGACGATCTTGTCCTGGCGCGGCTTGGTGATCGCGTGGCGCAGCATCATCAGCGCGTAGCGGGACGATGAAATCCGATCGTCCTTGATCTTCTCGATCTGGCCCTTCTCACGGTGATAGAGCCTAAATTCCTGTAGCCAGCCGGTGCAGGTGTTGAAGACCTTCCAACGGCCGGTCTGCATCCGGTCCAGCATCTCGAAGATGCCCGCCTCAACCCCGTTCCCGCCGTCCTCAAACGTGGCCTTCTCCACGAGCATGTCGAGGCCCTGTTCCCGGTAGAGGCTGGCCAGTTGCTCGCCAGAGCCCTTGTCGTGCTGCAAACCGTCATGCGGCCAGGCGCAGGGTATCCAGACCCCCCAGGGCTTGATCGCGGCGGCATGGACAACCGGCGTCGATTCCCGCGCGGCGAACTCCTTGCAGACGTAGATGCAGTCAGCGTCGCGATCCCACGCGATGTTCGTCGCCGCGAAGGGGTGATCCCAGCCGAAGTCCAGGCCGTTGATCTGCGGCCAGTGATTGGGAATGGCGATCGGACCGCAGAACACGTCTTCTTCCGGGATCGGGAAGACGCGCCCAGAGCCCATGATCGGGATGCCCTTGGTGCGGGCCTCACGCTCATAGGCCGGATAGCTGTCAATGATCGCCTGGCGCTGCTGCGGGGTGTAGTGCTCCGCGTCGTCAATCGTCATTTGGGTGACGTGGCGGCTCATCAAGCCTCCAGGAACATGCTCACCACGTCGGACATGCCAAGCAGGGGGGTGAAGGTGAGGAAGACCATCCCGCCCGTGGCATTGGTCCTGGTCAGGCCTTCCATGTAGATGTCGAGGGGCGGCTCCTCATCGAACCACACCCCATCCAGGGTTTCGCCCTGCCACTTCTCCCGGCCTTGGTCGTAGGACTTGAAGCCGATGGTCGAGGTCCCGCCCGAAACGTGCTTGACCAACACGCTGTCCAGCGCATCCGCCACGCCCTGACGCCTTGACCAGTCAACGAGCTGATCTCCGGGGATCATCCCCTCGCCCCAGCGGTTGGAATCCTTCGGCTCGCCGACAAGGATGCGCTGAACACCGTCGCGTGTGACTTCCCCCGTCTTGGACCCAACCCACCAGCGCGTCGGTCGATCAAAGCGGCGGCCGTTCCACCAGGAGGGATATAGTCCCGTCGTGTGATAGGCCGTCTCAGCCCCGCCGCAGAACGTCTTGCCCAACTGATTGCCCGCCATCAGCAGGCGTTCGCGGTGGTCGCCTCCCGCCTGGTGGAAGTCGAGCTGTTTAGTGTACGGGCGGTAGTCTTTGAGCTTGTTCCTCGCCCTGCGTCTCTGGCGCTCGGCCAGAAGATCCACCAACTCCGATTTCAAGAAGGTCGGCGAGGGCGCGGATACGAGCGTCGAGCTGTTCATCTGTGAGGTCGCTCGTGGTTTCGATCTTGAACTCTTTTGGCAGCAGCGAGGCGACGACCTTCATGTAGTCCTGAGGCCGTTCGGTCCTGACCTTTTCGATGACCTCGACGCCATGGGCCTGGAAGTCGTCATGCAAGGCGGAAACGAACGCCTCGCCCAGCTTGTGTCGCGAACCCTTGGGCTTTCCGGCCGGATTTCCCGATTGTCCAGGCTTGAACCGGGTGTCCCTGGTTTGGCCTGTATTTTCAGGATCGTCGCTCACTACGCGTTGAACTCCCAATGCAGCACAACGGTCCCGCGAAGGATAGCAGCCGCATCACCGGAAGCGGCCCAGCCATCGGCCACGTTGAGGTAGACGGTGTGGGCGTCAGCGGTGGCGATGATCAGTTCAGTGCCGAGGTTCTTGACCGTGGCGGTGCCGGTGCAGTTGGCGGCGGTCTGGCCTGTCAGGATGTTCTCGAAGGTGGCCGTTCCGTCCAGGGTGGCGACAGCGCCGGAAGCGATGACCGCACCAATGCCGACGTCCGGAGTGTCGGCGTTAATGTTGCCTTGGGTCTGGGTGATGCCCACGCTCATGTAGGTGGCTTTGACTCTGACAGCCCCGGCAGGGAAGGTGTAGATCAGTTTGCCGACGCCAAGGTTCGCGCCGCCCGCGATGGCGGGAAGCGTGGTGTCGATGGTGAGCACCGTGGTGTGGGTGTAGCGGTCGCCGAATTCAGCCGCCTTCACATAGGAAGGGACGGCGCCGGTGTTTCCGATGAGGAAAGTATTGTTGCGCACGAGCGCCTCCTATGGGTTGGGGTTGCGCACAGTTGAAGGCCGTCGCGTGCCTTTGGTGGTCAGACGATCCCGGCTCTTTGGGCGACGAGCACAGCCGCAATGATCAGGATGAAAGCTTGAAGCAGCCGCTTGGGAACAGTGGCCAGGCCGGGGATCACATCGATGGCCCAGCAGATGACGGCGGCCACGAAGATGCAGAGGAAGGCGAATAGGAGCAGGGACATTGGATGTCCTCCAGGGGGATCGGCCCCGCGATCAAAACCGCAGGGTTACAGACTTGCTGGGAGGTTGACGGATTGTCGGGGGCCGAAGTCGGAACAGTGTGGGCGCTTCGGTAGTTGCGCGGGGGAGCGACGCTCCTGGCGCAAATCGCAGCCCTACGGTTGAAGCTACGCTGTTTTGGCCAAAACACAATAGGTGGCTTGCTGGCGCGTCAAACTGTCCAGATGTTGCGCCAAGAGGTCCAGCGCGAGCAGCAGGATCACCTCGTAGCGGCTGATCTTGCGGCTGTCGGTTCCGACTCCGGAGTACTCTGCGATCGTGAGGCCGTTGCCGATCACAGCATCCATGACGCTGATCATGTCGCCGTGGTTCTGGAGCGCGCAGCCACGGTAGGACTTGAGCTGAATCTGGGCGTCGTAGAACGCCTGGTTGTAGTCGGGCGGGCAGCCTGATCCCCCGCCCTTGGCGCTGTCGTCCAGATGAGATTTCATGGCGCCGGGTTGGGGCTCGCGGTAGACTTTGCGATAGGCAAGGGCCGCTAGCCGCTGACGGGCGGTAAGCTTGTTCTTCTTGACGAGCCAAGCGAGGCCGTCGCGCACGATCGGCTCGTCAGCCCTGCCGGTCATGACGGTGCGGTCACGCTCTGGCTTGGCCTCCTTGGCTTTGGAAACTGTCTTGGCCTTCTTCTGGCGGTTTTTCTCAGCGCGGCTGGTCACTCGCTATCGTCCTCCGCTTTGAAACTCTGACGTTCAGGAATGAGGATCACGGCCCTATCCAGAAACCTGCCAAGCTCTGCGAACTTCTCAGGCCCCATGCATTCACGAAGGGCAGAGGCTATGCGGACCATCTGTTCGATGTCGTCTTCTGGTTGGGTCATCGGTTTGTTTTTTCTCGGGTTTTCGCGAAATCGAGGATATACAAGCAGACGACGCTTGCCCCGATGAGGATGGTTTTAAGGTCAGAGAGGCCGAGCCACTTCTGAACCGCATAGGCTGCGTATGTACCGATGATGCTGATCGCCCCGATGCGAGCGACGAACAGGCCGAATTCCAGGACCCAAAGAGCCGCCTGAGCCAAGCGAAGCTGACCTTCGAGCTTTTCGAGTTCGCTCATGCTTCGCCCCTTTGCTGGGCAGGGAAGTCTTGCTCAGACCCGTCATCCTGCATTTCCCGCAGCTTCCGGCGCATGTCTTTGACTTCGGCGCTGAGGTTGGCGCCCATGCGGCGGTGCATGTGCCAGGCTTCCGGCATATCGTCGGGGTGCTTGGTCTGGGGACCGGCGCGAGTGAAGGCGTTCGAAGCCTGGATTTGCTTGTGGCGGATTTTCTCGCGCAGGGTGAGGGCTGCGTATTCCTCAGCGGAAAGCTCTCGCCAGGGTTCGGGTTTTCCTTTCCGCTCCCCGCCGACGTTCGCCGCGCGGACCAAGGGCAGGAGCTGGCCGGGCAATGGGAACTTGGGGTTCGTTCCCTGCCGCCAGCGTTTGCAGCCCGTCTCAACCGCGGCGCCGGTGAACTCCTGCAAGTCCTCGCACCAGTCGTTGAGCCACCGTCCGCGCTCCTCAACCCCCATCAGGGGCGGGCGGCAGTGAACGGCCAGGCCTTCGATTGCTTCGATGATTTCAGTTCGGGAGGCCATCAGGTTTTTCTTTGGCTAGGGCTATGCGGCGGGCTTCGGATTTGATCGCGAGTTGCTGATCCACATAGGACGGCGGCCCCTGCCCCATGCTCATCCGGGCCTCTGGGATTTCGAGGGCCTTGCGGTTGTCAGCGATCGATTGGGCAATGGCGTTGTCGAAGTAACCCCAGGTGCCGATTGACGATCTGGCCTTCTTGGCGACGGCCGTCACGGTCGGCACCACGTCGAAGAGCCATGAGGCGCCCGAAGCCTTCCACATCGGCAGGCGGCCTAGCGTGGTGGCGAGGCCAGGGGAGCGGGCGGGGTCTAACCTGGAAGTTGCGGCGGCCTGGACTAGCTCTGCGGCTTGCTGGCGAGCATCGCCCTTAGGCCAATCATCGTTCGCGCACGCGCTATCATCAGCATCAGTCTTATCAATAGTTCTAGGTTTTAGAGTTTTATCCTCTACGCGCGCGAGGGGCGTCACGGCGTGACGTTCGGTGACGCTTTGTGACGTTTGGTGACGCTCTGGTGATGCGTCACACGGTGACGCTTTGGTGACGCTTTGTGACGCTTTGGCCTCGTTCTTCGCGCGCCAGCGGCGGGTCCGAAGGGCGCCTGGAGACATGGCCGCGGGGAGGACGAAACCTTCCTCGATCAACTCGCACAGGTCCGCGATTTCGGCCGGCGACAGACCCAGCGCTACCATCTTGCGGATGACCTTCGCGCCGACGCTCATGCCGCCTCCGAGACGGGGCGCGCAAGCCCATGCTTGCGAAGCGCGTCGACAACGGTCGAGTGGTCGCGGTGGAAGAAAGCGCCGATCTGGGAAGTGGAGAACTTGGGCTTTCCGAGGCGGCCGGGGATGGCGCGGACGATGGCCATAGCCTCCCACCTGGCAGCGGTGTGGATGCGCTTCCTGGAGAGGCCCCAAAGCTCGTAGACGGGTATTTGGTGACGGCTGGAGACCTCGTACATGATGGTCATGACGCGGGAGCTGGGGAGAACGGGCGCCCTCATATCGGCGTCACCGTCACATGGACGCGGCCGGGCTTTTTGGGCTCAATGCCAGACCAGCGGAGTTCGATGCTCTCGGCGTCGGAATCGTCGCTCAGCAGGCCCATCGAGACGAGCAAGTCTTCCACCGGCTTGCAGAGGTTGGAGAGGTCGCGCCGACGGCGATCTGGCCTTTCCGCCACAAGGGAAAACGTGTATGCTCCGGCGATATTCCGGGTGGCCAGTTGGGGCCGTTGCGCCATGATTTCGAGCCCGGCGCGATCCAGCCAGGCGCGGTACTCGGTGCTCTTCTTTCGGCCCTTGCCGACGTTGACGAACAGGTTGTTCGTGGTCGGTGGATAGGGAAGCGTGAGGCAAATCATCGGCGCCACGCTGAGTTCCACCACCAAGAGTCTTCGCGATCCTCGTGGGGCTCGCTAGGTGGCTGTTCTTCAGCCCGACGCGCAAGCACACATTCAGCCGCCGGCCACCATTCGGCGATCTCCTGGGGGTCAAACCATGAGCCGTTCGGGTTCAGCCCGTCCCATCGTTTTACGCCGCGCAGGTTCACCGCCCCACCTCATGCCGTAGCTGCGCTGTACGGGCGCTACGAAGGCGCTCTAGGGATTGTCCTAGGTCTCTGTCGTCATTCCTCGCCTTGGCGTCCTGAACAGCTTGGAAAGCGTCTTGGACGGCTTTGCGCTGGTCACGCGTTCGGCCCCGCATGACGTAGGTCGGGCCGAATATGGTGGCGACGGCTAGGCCGATAACGCTTACCGAGATGATGATGTAGGTAATCATGCGGCGGCCAGCCGGTAGGTCTGCGCGACCTCTGGAAAGAGGCCATCAGGCTCGGGTGCGAGCTTGCCGTTCTTGACGAACCACTTCGCGGCTGTGGCGTGCACAGCCTGGTTCGTCTCCGGATCGCTCCAGATAGTCTTAGGCTCGGGGAGGTGGATGTACTCGCACCGAAGTAGACCACCGCCCGTCAGATGGCGCTGTAGCTGTTCCCTGGACCTAATCATTGACTTGCCTCCAGTAGGTTTCGCCTTCCGTCTTGTGGGCCGGGCAGAACCAGCGCAGTAGCGCCAGTCCGAAGCCCTTGGCGCTGAAGCCGTATGGAGCCGGGGCGCGGCAGATCGAGCATTCAGCCTGCGTCTTCAAAGCCCCCTCCTCTTCTCTCGCGCCCACGTTTCGAGGGCCGCGCCTGCGTCAAAAATCGGCCGCCCGATCTTGGTCAGGGACCACCCGCAGAAGATCAGCAGCCCCATTCGGCGCGATCCCAGCTTGCCCGTTGCCCAATCCAGGAGGGTCGTGACGGAAGCGACGACATTCCGCCCGAACCCGCGCGAGGCGTTCGGCTCTGGCGGCGATGTCGGCGCGCTCATGATCCAGCTCTTTCTGTCTGCGAGACGGCCCATCCCCGATGACGGGGCGAAACACGGCCTCAATGAAAATGTCTCCGAAGTAGGCGGCCAAAGCGTCCTCAAGCCGCCAACCGCAGGAGCGGTCGCGGATGAGGCGTTGCAGGTCGCGCTTGTCGGCTTTCAGGCGAAACGCCAGCTCGCCCAAGCTCAGGCCGGGATGCGTCCGCAGGTAGTCGTCAACGAAGGCGGCCACACGCTCTCCGCGCGGGTCGGGTTCGTTGCTGTTTTGGTTCGTGAACCCCAATTCGAAGACCCTCATGTTGCTCTCCGACGAATGGAGCGGCTGACATGGGAGTGAGGACGGCGGGACAGGTTTACGCGGGGATGAGGCTCCTGGCAGAGCTTCCCCGGCATACGGATGAGAGAACGAGGGCGGCTCTGCGGAGAGCTGCGGACAAATTCTTGGGTGTAAGCGTAGCGAGCCCGGCGCGGATGGTTGAGAGGACCCGCGCCGGGCTCTAGCCATGTCCTGCATGAGGCAGGACATCCGCTGGGCTGGGGGCCTCGGCGGTTGCTGGTGTTGCTGATGTGTGATGCCCCCGCCGCCATGTCAGGCGCCGCCAATGGTGGACGGGGCGCGCTCAACCGCTAGGGGTAGGGGCGTCAGGGGGCAAGAATCGTTAGTGCTTTGATAACCAACAAATTTCGTTGCAGGTTCATAACATTTGCTAGAAGCTCGTCTGTGGGGCGTCATACAACTACAGCGAGAACTGAAAATGTCGGGGAACCTACCGCCGCCGACTCCGGAGTTGATGCTCTTCCTCGCCGACGTTGGGCCGGACGAGTCGACGGCGAAGGCGGTTCGGAAGTGCCGAGAGAGAGTGGATCGGATCGAGCGAAACTTGGGCTCGCCAGCCCTGGCTGTCGTGCGGTTCCGCCGTCTGGATCTTCCAACAATGGAAGCGCTCGATGCGCTCGCCGAACGCTGTCGGCTGTGCGGCCTGTGCGCAGATCGCGTCACGCCCGCGCCCCCTCAACAACAGCAACGGACTCGTTGATCGAGGATGCGGGTATTCGGCCGTTCGAGAGGCGTTCGATCTCTAGCGCCACCTTCACCGAGCAGCGGTTGGCCGCCTCGATTTTACTGACATAGCCCTTGCTGGAAAGGCCGACGCGGCTGGCAAACTCCCCCTGCGAGAGGCCCATTTCCTTGCGGAGCGTGCGGATGTCCATACCGCATAGTTCGCATATCGGAAACCTTCGCGCAAGTGAAAAGGTTTCCTATTCGCGTCCCGACAGGCTGCGACTTGTTAGCCAAACTGGAAACATGGCGAGCAGACGCAACAGCGGGTGGTTTCTGGCTGAATGGCGCGAGTTCCGGAAAATGACCCAGGAGGAACTGGCCGCTAAGGCCAAGACCAACAAGGGCCAGGTTTCCGGATTAGAGAGCGGCGCCAAACGCTGGAATCGGGATTGGCTCTACAAGTTCGCCGCGATACTGGAGTGCGAAGCGGCGGCCCTTGTCGGCGTCAACCCTTTCGAGATGGCCCCGATCTGGGCGATATGGGAAGAGGTTCCGCAGCGCAACCGCGCCACTGCGGCGCGCGCGCTTCAAGCGTTCGTGGAACCCCAGGAAAAGACCGGCTAGCCTAATACCAGGTGTCCACCCCGCCGTGGCTGGAGCAGGTGCCACTCCGGTTCTGGCTATAGCTCTTTGACCCATCTCGACAAAGCGCCGTCGGCTTGGTGGCCGGCAGGCTTGAGGATTCTGGCCTAACCGGCGCGGGCGCTGTATAGCGCGGGATGGCCGCCTCAGCGTCGCGCGGCTTAGTGCCAGGCTCGCCAGTATAGGGGTTGATGTTGCCCCGCGTTGAGTAGTTGTCATCCCGCGTGCTGTTCGGGGCCGTGCGCTGATAAGGCGCGACATAGGTCCCGTCCTTGCGCGTGTATCCCTTCACGCTGACCTGAGCGAACGCCCCGCCAAACGCTACGAGCGCGGCGAGACAACCCAAAAGTAGTTTCCGCATGTTTTGCCCTCCCATGGCGAGGACAGAACATGCTCAAAGGCGCGGCGTGCAAAGAGCGTTCGCTATGTGGAAACTTTTCTCTTGCGTCGAGGTTTCTTATATGCGAACTTGGCTTCATCGAAACAGATGAGGCCGACATGCCCGGAACCGCCCAATTCAGAGCCAAGTACGCGATCAAGGGTGCGACCACCTTCGATGCGACGGGCTACATCTTCGTCTCTTCCCCCGACGCGACTTCCATGAAGCCTGCCGCGCTGAAGAAGTCGCAGAAGTTGGCGGCTGCGAAGGCCAAGGCGAAAGTCGCCGCGAAGCACAACAAGGACTACAGGCCCGCCAAGACGATCAAGCCGACCGCCGTTCAGATCCTCGAACTGGTGTGTGTCGGATGAGCGCCCTCCTCTCCCCCACCAAACAGGAAGCCGCTGCTGAAGCTTATAGGGCTGCCTATCGTGGCCGTGACGTAGCTTCTGTCAGAGCCCTTCAGACCATGCGCTGCGGTCTTAACGAGACACAGCGGTGGGTGATGGATTGCCTCGTGGGAAAGGGCCTTTCGGCAAGTGAGATTGTCGGAGGAAACGCCTCTACCGCTGAGAAGGTGGAACGGCATCTGGCGGAAGCTCTGGATCGTCTGGCGGGTGTCCGATGAGTGGGGCGTCTCACACGCCGGGGCCGCTGCTGATCGAAGACGGGGGCGGTCGGATCATGATCACCCACGTAGCGGGCATGAACATCGCCCGCATGGAAAGCCAGCGGGATCGGGAAACCGCGCTCGCCTTTGCGCACCTCTTCGTTGCGGCTCCTGATCTGCTGGAGGCGCTGAAGGAAGCCGCGGCCGTATTGGTCGCCATCTGCGCAGCGCGTGGCCGGATCGAGGATCAGGGCGAACCGTCTCCCGTCGACATGGAGATCATGCAGGCGCGGGTCACCTTGCACCGCGCCCAATTGGCACTCGCCAAAGCCCAACCCCCGGAAGCTCTGGATAGATTGGGGGGGAAGTAAATGATTGTTCCTACGTCACAATTCACTGACGCCAGCGGTGAGGACGCGG